TAATGATTCATTAAAGAGATTAAAATCTGCTAAGTCTAATGAAGAAAAACAAAAGATTTTAAATGAGGTAGCAAAAAGAGGTTTCAAAGGATTCAAAGCAAGAAATGGAGCTGTGTGGAATATAGAAACGTACTCTAATATGTATTTCACGCACCTAAATAATGAAATGGTTAGATATGGTTCGCTTGAAAGAATAGAAGGAGATTATATAAGGATTTCTAACCATTCAACTAAGTGCCATCTTTGTAAACCGTTTGAAGGAAAAATCCTTAAAAAAACAGATATTGACGATGCAAGGTCAAAAGGATTGTTTCATCCTAATTGCCTTCATCTTATTTTGCCTATATGATTAATAAAATGAGGAGTTGATAACATGAAAAAATATGGATGGAAAAAAGATCAGCCAGATCATAGAGACTTTTTATATATGCCAGATGATAGTAAGATATTTGAATCTTTACCCGAAAAGATCGATCTTACTAATGTTGATAGTAAAATATATGACCAGGGTAATTTAGGTTCTTGTACAGCCCAGGCATCTGCTGGTTGCATAGAGCATAATAATTTAAATTATATCCCAAGTAGGCTATTTATTTATTACAACACTAGAATAATTGAGCATACTGTAAATTATGATAGTGGAGCTAGTTTACGTAATACGATAAAAGCTATTGTAAGAAATGGATATTGCAATGAAAATTTGTGGCCATATAATATAGATGAATTTACAACAAGGCCGTCTCAATCAGCTTTCAAATCTGCAAAAATGCATAAAATAATTTATTCAAGAATTCCATACAATAACTTAAATCTTATGAAGTTAACATTATCTAATGGAGTGCCTTTCATTTTTGGATTTAGTGTTTATGAAAGTTTTGAAAAAATAGGTAGTGATGGTGTAATGTTTATGCCAAGTCGTCGAGAACATTTACTTGGTGGTCATGCTGTTATGGCTGTTGGGTATGATGATAAAGACAAAACAATACTTGTAAGAAATTCGTGGGGTGATGAGTGGGGCTTATATGGTTACTTTAAGATGCCGTATGAGTTTATAGCAAGCAGGGATTTAGCTGATGATTTTTGGGTTATAGATATAGATGGTAATATAGTGGATAATATAGCGAAGGAGTTTAATAATGGACTTAGATAATTTAAACGAATTAGGATTTATTTGTGAATGTGATGATCTTGATATTCAGAATCCTGTAATTGTAGCTGAAACATTTAAGAATTATAATGATTTAATAGAGTATTTAATAAAAATAAATTTGAGTAATGACTATAATTGCATTGAAAATGAAATTTCATTCATTACGTACAAATTAACTGAAGAACGTAATAAATTTATTAAAGATTATGTAAATAGTGTAAAAAAGAGGGATGGCAATGAATAAGTTTGAAAGATTTATGAGAAGTTTAACTCAAAGGCCACTTAAAATAGAAACTCAAGAAAGAAAAATTAAAAGACTTAAGATTGTAGATTTGGGACAGTTTAAGTCAAATAAAGAACAGCAAGAAAAGGATATTTAAAGATTAATGGCTAAAGATTGCAATAATAAAAAAGTAAAAACAATACCAAAATCAATAAGCTTGCATGATAATAGGTGCTTTAATGGGCCTTGTTTTAAATGTGGTGAATTAACTATTTATTGTGAGCATATGAGTAAATATATTTGTTGTGAATGCTGTAAGAATATTAAGTAATTAAGGAGATTTAAAGATTAATGGCTAAAGATTTTACAGATGATGTATTGATTAAGACATCACAAATAATAGACAAATATCTTATTTATCCATTGTTTTTTGATAAGGATAATGAAGATAAGAAAGTAAAAGATTTGAAAAAGGAAATAATAAATTCTTTGGAATTTATATTTGAATCAATTACTAATAGAATGGAATGAGTATGGTTTGAATATATGCCTTGAAAATATGGTGTCTAAAAGTTTTGTTAATATAATAAATCCAATATTAAACATGGAATTTGATGAGGTGATTTTGACTGGTGGGCGTGGTTCTACAAAATCATCTTTTTACTCCTTATTAACCGAGTATGGAAAGCTTGAAGATTATTATACTCGGGGGTTAGTAACTCATACAGCAGTAATTAGAAAAGTTGCTAACACATTAAGGAATACAGTCTACAATCAATTCAAATGGGCTATAAACGAGCTTGGAATTGATAGATATTACAAACATCTTGTTTCTCCACTTGATATAACAAATACTACTACTGGCCAAAAAATTGTTTTTTTTGGATGTGATGACCCAATAAAAATAAAGTCAACTAAAATGGCTACTGGATTTTTTAAATATATTATATTTGAAGAATTTGACCAGTTTTCAAGTATGAGAGAAGTTAGAAATGTAATACAGTCATTGGCAAGGGGAAAAGAATGTATTGTTTTTTTTGTTTTTAACCCACCGCCAGAAATTGAGCATTGGGCTAATGTGGAAGCAGATACAACAAAAGAAGGACGATTGAGGCATCATTCTACGTATGAGGATGTTCCCTTTGACTGGCTGGGGAAAAAGTTTTTTCAGGAAGCCGAATATCTTAAGTCAACAAACTTTATTGCATATCAAAATGAATATTTGGGTATTGCTACTGGAGTAGGTGGTCAAATACTCAAAAATGTATATGATACACCGTTTAGTGATGATTTGGTGTTGGAATTTGACCATGTGAGGCAAGGATTAGATTTTGGATTCGGTCTTCATCCATTGGCATGGGTAAAACTGAATTATAAATCTGTTAAGATTAACATATTTGACCAAATATTTGGTTCTGGAATTAAGAATGCTATGCTTGCAGATGAAATAAATACTCGTTCAAATTTTGGATGCATAACAAGAGCAGACAGCGAGGAGCCAAGGGCAATACATGCCTTAAGAGATACTTACGGAGTTGACATAATTGCAGCAAAAAAAGGGCCAGATTCAGTTCATTATGGCATAAAATGGCTTCAAGACTTAGAACGTATAAATATAGATAAAAAACGTTGTCCAGATGTATATAGACAGTTTAAATTTTATGCATATCCAAAAGATAAAAACGGAAATTACATCAAGGATTATCCTGACATAGAGGATGATTGTATTGATGCTACTAGATACGCTCTCTATGATATAATATTGAAAAAGGGCTGGCGTATACCTAAAAGGAGACGATGATATACATGGATGGAAAAGAAATTTTTTTAAAAATTAATGAGTTTATAAGTAGTACGTTATATAAATCCATGTTAAATGGATTAAGATATTACAAATGCAAAAACGATATAATAAATAGAAAATTCTATTATTATAAATTAGGTGTTAAAGAAGAAGATTCATTTAGGGCCAATGAAAAAATACCAAATGATTTCCTTAAAATTATAATCGATCAAAAAGTACATTATTGTGTAGGTAAAGATGTAATAATCGAAGGTGTAAATGATCTTCCATTTGATATTAACGACGAAATAGACCATATTGCCGAGGAAGCATCTCAAAAATCTAAAGCGTGGTGTTTTGTTTGGATTGACAAAGATGGTAATTTTAGACAAAAAAAGGTTGAATCTGAAACTATAATTGATATTTATGATGGCACAATTGAAAAAAATTTGATTGGTTTAATTAGAACATATACTCAAGATAAATTTAATTATGCTGAATATTGGACTGACTTTGATAAGTCTATTTACGTTCAAGATGGAAGTAAATATATATTACTTGAAACTACAAGCCATTTAGATAACGGTGTTAGCTGGGGTAAAATACCATTTGTAAGAATGTTAAACAATCAATACGAAATGACTGACTTAGATAATATAAAAGATTTGATAGATTCTTATGATTTGAATTTATCTGACTTTAGTAATAACTTTATAGATTTTCAGGATGTAATATATAAGCTAAAAAATTATTCTGAAACTTTAAGGGATGATACTGCAATATCAGATTTTTTGGATTTTCTAAAAAAATATAAAGTTGTAAATGTTGATGAAAATGGAGATTTTGAAGTTTTGACAAATGAAATTCCAAGTCAGGCACGAATTCAATATTTAGAGATATTGAGAAAAAATATATTTAATATGGCTCATGCTGTTGATACCGAGAAGTTATCTGGCGGAGATTTGACAAATGTAACTATAAAAGCATACTTCACAAATCTTGACATAAAAGCAAATAAATTCATAAAAGAAATAAAACGATATATAAAAGATATGCTCTATTTTTCAAACGAATATAAAGCTATGAATGGCTTACCTATTGACGATCTTACAAAAACAAATATAATAGTAAATAAGAGTCAATTGATTAATGAAGCTGAAATAATTGATTCATTAGTTGCAAGCCAAGGAATGATATCTCAAGAAACAATTGTGAAAAACCATCCTCTAGTTGATGATTATGAGGATGAAATTAAAAAAATTAACGAAGAAAATTCAAAAAATGAAGAAAGTAATAATAATAATTTTGATTCTAATAAAAATGAATCAATTTTCTAAATAAATTCTAGTGATAAAACACTATAAAATAAATTTTAGTCATCCTGACTATAAATGGATTCGGAGGGAAATTAAATATGGAATGGTTAAGAAGGCTACTTGGTGATGAAAAATATAATACATTGGAGTCTACGGGTGCGTTAAAAATACTTAAGGAATGTCTAGGAGAGACAGAGTATATTCAAAATGACCCTACAAAAATAATGCCAAAACATGTATTTAACCAAAAAAATGATGAAGTTAAGATTTTGAAAGAACAGGTTTTAGAATACCAAAAACAACTTAAGGGCATTTCTGCAATGGTAACTGATGACGAGATGAAGGCACAGTTAGCAAAGCAAGAATTGCAGTTTAAAAATGATATGAAAGCTCAAGAAACTACATATAATAAGCGTATTGAAGAAACTACAAAGAAATATTTGATAACAAATTTGCTTAGTAACGAAAAAGCTAAGCATATAGATTTATTGCTTAATGCTATAAATTTAGACGATGTAATTGTTGCGGACAATACAATCGTAAATCATGAAAAAATATTAAACCCTCTCAAAGAGAGTTATAAAGAGTTGTTTGAACCGTCAAGAGTGACAGGCCAAACTCCTCCAGCTGGAAATACAGTTCCACCAGCAGATCAAAAAGCTAATTTAATTAAGAGCTATGAGGAAGCGGGTAAGAATGGAAATGTATTAAAGCAAATTCAATTAATGCGTCAAATTAAATCAATTGAGGGGGAACAAAAATAGGAGTGATATAGATGAGTGTAGGATATACAGAATCCGAAGACCTTAACTATTTAGGAATGCTTTTTGCATCTGGAAATAGAAAAACTCAATTTTTAAATATGATTGGAAATCCAATCGAAGATGGATCAATTAATCCAAGTGTTTTATCTCTTACAAATAGTTTTGAATATCCTTTGATTCAATCTTACGATACTGGAGCAGGGACACAGCCAGAAATATCGGAAGATGACTCTGTTACTGGAGTTGATCCAGAAACAATAAGTAGGGGAAATGATATTCAAACAAATCAAATCTTTATGTACAAAGCGGAAGTTTCATACAAAAAACTTAGTACTACCGGCACAATTATGTTTGGAACGCCGTCATCTCATAATATAGATGGGCAAGCTCCTGGTATTGGATTCGGCATTCCTGGAAATCCAGTTACCGACGAGTTAGACTTTCAATTATCTACAAGATTTAAAAAGTTTGCATCTGATTTGGATGCAAGTATTTTAAATGGTTCTTATCAAGGTGCTACGGCTGGTTCTCAAGCTGCTAAAATGAGAGGAATTTCCGAAGCAATTGTTACAAATACTATTGCTGGTGGTTCTGCATATTTAACTACAAGTATGATAGATGCACTGCTTAAAAAAATGGTTGATGCTGGTGCTGTAATTCAAAATCTTGTAGCCGTTTGTAATTCATTCCAAAAACAACGTATTGGTAGTTTGTATGAAAATGTTCCAATGGATAGAAATGTTGGAGGTTCTCAAATTACTAGGATAATGACTTCTTTTGGTGAATTTACATTGCTATATGATCCAAACGTTACGACAACTGAAATAGATTTTGTTGAAATGTCAACTTGTAGACTTACATGTTGTCCAGTTCGTGGAAAAGTAGTTATTGTTGAGGATAAAATTACTGACGGAGCATCTTATGCAAGACAAGTATATGCTCAACTTGGTTTTAACTATGGTGCAGAGGAAAACCATGGAAAAATCACTGGCTTATTAGCTGCTTAAGTCGACTTAATTTAAATAGATTTCCAGCGATACAGCCTTCATGATTGATTTTGATGAGTTCCAACATGTGGGCTTGTATTTCTGGCTGGCATTGGAGGAATTGCAATGGATAATATCGACATCTTAGTTGACATATTAAAAGATTTAAAAATAGACGTTCAAGAAGTCAGAAAAAATATATTAGATTTAAGTAAAGATGTACAATCTATTAAATCTAATATGGTTAATAAGGAAGAATGTGAAAAAAAAAGAGTAATTATAGAAGAAGGTAGACATATTAATCTATCTACTAAACAAATAGTTGCTTTAAGCGGTTTAGCTACGGCGGTATTATCTGGAATACTTGCAATTGTTAAAGTATTTGTATTAAAATAAATATAATAAATCTTATGGAACGAATGTATTATACTACTGAGATTTAGAAATAATAAAGCGAAAATTCTGAAATCTAGTGATTATAAAACAGTTTCTTTATCGTTTTTAATAATGAAAGGAGCTTTTTTTAATGGCTGAAACTAATCTAAGAGACACTATTTATGAATATTGTCTAAATCCAAAGTTGAGAAAACTATTTTTAACCTTATATGAAACTTCTACAGGTCATAATCATGATGGCTCTAATTCAAGGGCTGTTAGTGTTGGAAGCGTAGGAGATGGACTTATTACAGATGCAAAACTTGCAACTGATGTTAAGGTTGGAAGTCTTAATAATCTTGAAACTACAGCTACAAATAATATCGTAGCTGCAATTAATGAACTTGTATCTGCTCTTACTAGTATTGGAACTAATGTAGGAACATTAAGCAGCCTTGGCACTACTGAAAAAAGTAATCTAGTATCTGCTATAAATGAAGTAGTTGCAAGTATTACTGGATTTGCAAGTATTACTGGAGCTGAAACATTAACAAATAAGAAATTAACAGAACCTTTGATAGATGATACTGGTGACGGAGTTACTGTTACAAGTGAAGATCAAACAAATGCGGCTGCAACTGTTACAATTCCAGATATAGGAGATGCAGCTGATGAGTTTGTAATGAAAGATACGGCCCAAACATTAACATTGAAAACATTAACTACTCCTGTAGTTGCAAGTATGTATCAAGATGCAGGAAAAACAAAATTAATGACTGTCCCAAATGTTTCAAGTGATACGTTTGTTGTTCTTGCTGCTGCACAGACATTGACAAATAAAACATTAACTACTCCTGTGGTTGCAAGTATATATCAGGATGCAGGCAAGACAAAATTAATGACTTTGCCTGATGCTGCAAGTGATACATTTGTTGTTCTTGATGCTGCACAAACATTAACAAATAAAACGTTAACATCTCCTGTAATAAATTCGCCTGACTTAACACTTGGCGTGTCTTCTGTACACAATTACAGTAGTGGTCACGCTGATTGGGAATTGTCTGCTGGGGAATTAGCTACTACTATCGTTAGTTGTTCTAATGCAGATCAAGCGGTTAATGCAATTGCGACTCCTACAGCTGGAAAAGTATATATTGTTACAAATGGTTCTGGTTATGCTCTTACATTTAAAGCCTCGGGTCAAACTGGAGTTGAGATAGCTAATGCTAAAACAGCTATAGTCATGGGAAATGGTACAGATTTTATTAGGGTAACGGGTGATGCTTAATGAATTCCTTTATAACTAAGGTTTTTGAAAATGTTTTTGATAGTAACAATAATATATTAAAAACTGCTGGGAATATGCCACGTTTTAAGTTTTCAACTAAATTTACTCGTCCAGCAGATACGACACAATATACTGCAAATGATTCTATTTCGAATGTTTCGAGTGCTACTGCAGTAACATTTCAAGAAACTGATAATACAGTTACATTGAATTCGCATGGTTTGCAAAATGGAAGTATCGTTTCTTTTGCAACTGTTGTTACTACTACTGGAATATCTCAAGATACGAATTATTTTGTAATAAATTCAGATACTAATACATTTAAACTTAGTTTAACTTATAACGGTTCTGCTATAAGTTTGACTAATGATGGAACTGGAACAATTAATGCTGCGACATTATGTTATGACTTATCATCATTTGGTGCGATTGCTGGTCAGTTTTTTAGAATTACAAATGTAAGTGTAATATCTAACTTAAAAGCTAGTGCATCCAATTTGAATGCAAATGTTTGGATATTTAACTCTATATTCAAAAATACATTTGATAATTCAGAGCTTGCAATTGATGATGATGTGAGTAATTCTGGTGGCATAGTTATTCCATGCACTACGTCATTTGGTAATGCAAACAATCATAGGTGTATTGCATCTGGTGATTGGAAAGATAGATTAAGTTTAAGTGATACAAAGTTATTTATATCATTACAAGCGGCTAATACATATACGCCTCAATCAGGTGAGATTATATATTTAGTTATTGAAGGTGATTTACTTTGATTAAGATTATCAATAGAACTGGCAAATTTATGAGTCAGCTAAATGAAAATGAAAAAGCTGGTCTTGAGCTGGCTGGGGAATTTCTAGTTGGTAAAATGAATATTTATACTCCAGTACGTACAGGATACTTAAGGAGCAGAAATTCTTATCAAATTTCAAAAAACGAACTATATCTCCAAAACGATGCTCCTTATGCTGGATTCGTTGAATATGGGACTTACAAAATGAAAGCTCAACCATTTATGAAGCCAGCTGCAACATTATATACAAGTGATTTAATGGAAATATTTGAAATGTGTTTTGGAAAGGGAATGGAATAAATGATTAGTTTTTCTAATTTAAAAAAGTACATATGTTCTAAAATTGATGCTGCTACAACATTAAATGTTTATTCACTTAAAATACCGCAAAATACAGCAAGTCCATATCCTTGTATAATAGTTTATTTTTATAATATTGATAATCCTTCTTTAATTAAACAAATTTGGACTATTGAACTACATTATTGGAATTCTGTTAACAGTGATAGCGTAGATAGTTCTAGTGTTTTGACATCTGCTGAGGCTGTTAAAGCTTGTATGAATGGAGGCTGGAATGTTGAATCCGATGGATTTTTCAGGACGTATCTTGAAAATGAAAGAGAAATTCCAGAACCTCAGCCAGGTGTTTATCATTTTTACCAGCAATACATATGCGAATTAAGATAGGAGTGGTTTTATGGCTAGTGGTGTTGTTACTCCAGTAGTGCCAATATCTAACGATATAGTTTTGGGTGAGGCTAGATTATATGCAAATTTTGATATGCCAACTGAAACTGAATTAGGCTCTCTACAGGGGGGTATAAAGTTAAGTATTTCTAGAAAAATTAGGGATATTGAATATGATGGAGCGTATGGGCCAACAATTGACGAAGATGGAGTTCCTCTTTTGAGATATGACGAGTTTATTGTAAAACTTGCGGCTCAAACATTAGGTTTAAAATATATAAACGACAAAATTATATCTAATTGCGAATCGTCTGATACATGGGAAAGTAATGATTGGAGTGGAAGCGGTGGCACTTATGCGGCTGAAACAACAATTAAACTTAAAGGAGATCAGTCATCTAAATGTACGGCTGACACTACAGCATACGGAATACATTCTGTGTTTGCAAGCTCTATTGATTTGACAGAGCTTGAAAATGAAGAAACTTCTGTTGATGCAGATTATATATGTTTTGCTATTTATATGACTACAGCTGAAATAGCGAAATTAGATACTGGAATAAAAATATTATTCCATAATGATATAGAAGGCACTAAAACAAATTATATGTATTATGCAATTTCAAAAGCATCATTGTCTAACGGATGGAATTCATTTAAGGTTGCTAAAAGTGCTTTTACTGCTGCTTCAAGTGGTGCGTGGAGTGGAGTTACTGGTGTTTCTTTTGAATTTGATGGCTCTCCATCGTCTTCGGCCACTTTTTATGTGGATGCAATTAGTTTAATGCAAGCTACACAAAATTCATATGCATTACCAGTTAATGGATTATCATTTTTAAAAATTACTGATGAAGGAACGTACAAAAAAATAATTGGTGATCTTACTGCTAATTATGATTATATGTATGACAATATTGCTGTTGTTGGGCAAAAACATGACGGAAAACAATTTATCATAATTTTGTATGATGTTGGAAATGATGGAGCAATAGATTTGGCACTTAAAGAAAAAACAGAAGTTGTTAATAATACTGAATTCATTGGTTATTATCGTCAAGGTTCGCCAACGACTACACCAATAAAAATAAGAGAATACGATGTATAGGGGGGTAGTTAAATGAGTACTGGAGTTTTTGTGCCTAGAACGCCAAATGCTAGGGAAATATTCCTGGGCGAAGGAGCTGTATGGGCGAATTATACTAGTTCTGCTGTTTTACTTGGTGCTACACAAGGTGGATCAAAGTTTAACATAGATAAAAAGGTAATAAATCCAAAAGTAGACGGAATATATGGAAACGTTCGTGGAATACAGCGTGTAGATATTTTTATTCCTCATCTTATAATCAATTTTTTAAAGATCAACTATACATTGTTGGGATATGGTTTGCCTTCGACTGTCGTGGATCAAGGTGATTATCATGAATTTTCATTTGATCTTAATTTCGAGGCTTCCGATGTTTTGACTGATGTAACATTTGTTGGTCAAAAACATACGGGCCAATTAGTTAAGATAAGTGTATTTAATGCTTTGAATGTCGGTGATATAGAGATGGATTTCAAGGAAAAAGGTGAAGTTACTACTGAGCTTGATTATAGGGGATGTTACGCTGCTGCTACTCCAACTGTTCCACCTTTTGAATATTTTGAATATCAGAGTGCATAAAAAAATAATAAATAAGGGCCAGTGTATGGCAGGGGGTTTTTTTATGGAAGAAATTAAAGGCAGGAAATTACAATTAAAAGAGTTTTTTATTGTTAGTAAAATAATAAAAGACATGAACTGTAAAAGTTATATTGAGTATATTTCAAGACAGCTGTCTAGAAATAATAAGGAAGTTAATAAGCTTAAAGCTAATAATAGCTGTGAGAATGAAATTAAAGAGTTAAAAGAAGAGTTAAACAAAAATCTAGGATTAGATGTTTTTGCATTTATAATAGAAAACATTGATTTAAGCAAAGATTCTATATATGAGTTGTTTTCATCATATGCAAATATAGAAAAGCAAGTTGTTGAAAAATTAGACTTAGATGAAGTTTATGAGATATTTATGTCTATATACAATAATGGTTTACCAGAAATATTAATAAATATATTTAAAAAAAATTTACCAGTGAAGAATATTTTATAGAATTTCTAATGTATAGTTACAATGATTTTAATTATGTCAATAATTTGCTTAATTCTGACTTTAGCGTTGGAATACGTATATATGAAAAAGCAAATGAGCGAAAAGATGAAAGTATGTTATGGCTTGCATATGTTAATAGCTCGTTCGAAGGTTCTTTCAATGACTATAAAGATAGCATAGGTTATAACAATAGTAAAAAAGATGGTAAGAAAAATATAGATGAAAGTTTATATGACATAGAGTCCGAAGAAAAAAGAATCGTTTTTAAAAGTTATGAAATAAAAGAGTTTATTGAAAATGAGATACAAAAAAATGATAAAAATAAAATTGCTAAAGAAACTATAATTAATTAAAAAGTGGGGTGATGCTTTGATTGCTACTTTATCAGAAATAAAAACGCTTTTAGGAATAACATCAAGTGCAAGCGATACAAGGATAAATGCATATATACCTACCATAGAACAGGATATATGTGATATTTGTAATAATGATTTTTTAGATATTACAAATACTTCTTATATCGGAAAACATTTAACTGTATACACATATAAAAGCACTTTGTCATTTTCTAGTGCCGATAATAGTATTAATGATTCTGAAAGTAAATTTTTAGATAATAACTTTAAAGTTGGTGATTCGGTAAGGATATATTTCACAAAGCATAATAACCAAATTTTTACTATAAAGACTGTAGTTGCTGGTAAAGTTGTGTTTGAAGATATAGACACTGTGGTTACAGAAACATCGAGTTCACAAAGCAGTTTTATGATGGTTAGATTGGCGTGGCCTAGACCTCTTAAAAAAAATGTGGCTGATATGATTAAATTTTGTATAAGTAAAAATGATATGTCATTAAAAAGTGAAAATTTTGGTAATTATAGTTATACGAATGCAGATAAATTTATAAATGGCTATCCTGAAAATATAGTTCAAAAGTTATATAGATATAGATCGATTTTAAAAAGAAATATTGAAACTATGAATTTAAATTTATGTTTGAAATAATGAGGTGTTTAGATGGCTATTGAAGATTTATATATTGCATGTATAAGAAAAAGAGCTAATGCTCCAACTTTAAACGCAAATTATGAAGCACAAACTACTTATTCAGATACAAGCATAAATGGGTATATTGGTAAACGTACTGATACTGAGGTTGTTATTGCAGATCAATCAACTGTAAAAAGTAAGTTTAAATTTTTTACAGATGATATTTCAATAGGGTATAACGATTATGTTGTTTATGATTCGAAAACTTATAGAGTTATTTCTCAACCTGAAAACCCAGGAAATTTCAATCATCATATTGAAGTAAATCTTGAACTATTAGACAACGTTCCTTAGTAGAGGAGGTGAGATTGCTTGAATGTATTTGAATTAGTTGGAACTATAGCAATACAAGGTATGGATACTATTTCATCCCAAATGACAACGCTTGGAAGTACGGCAGCGACTTTGGGTGATAGGATGACTACATTTGGTAATACATTAATTAATAATGTAACAAAGCCAATTACAAATTTGGTCACTGAGGGCGTTAAGTATAACATGTCAATGGAAGACCTCAAAACTTCTTTTGAGGTAATGCTTGGAAGTGCTGAAAAAGCTGGGGCAATGCTGGAAAAATTGAAAGAAATGGGGGCAAAAACTCCGTTTGATACAGAACAGTTAGCAACTTATACGCAAACTATGCTTGCCTTTGGTTATACGGAAGAAAATGTAATTCCTATTATGTCAAAACTTGGTGATGTTTCGCTTGGAAACAATGCAAAAATGACATCTTTAACTAGGACAATGGGCCAGATAAATTCACTTGGTAGGTTGCAAGGTGGAGACTTAAACCAACTTATAGGTCAAGGTTGGAATCCGCTCAACGAAATAACTGCTCGTACTGGTGAAACAATGGAGCAAGTAAGGGATAGAATGTCTAAAGGGAAAGTCTCTTACAAGGAAGTAGAACAGGCATTAATTGATGCAACTAGTGCTGGCGGTAGGTTCTATGAAGGAATGGATAAAGGCTCGCAGACAACAAGCGGAAAACTTTCAACTTTGCGTGACAATTTTATGAGTTTTTTGGGTTCTGCTGTCGAGCCATTAAGTAATTTCCTTGGGAATACATTAATTCCAGCATTAATAAATATAACTAACCATTTTGCTAACATAAGTACTCCAGTTAAAACAGCTGCTCTAGTTGTTGCTGCTTTGGCTGCTGCTATTGGGCCATTAATAGTTGTGTTTGGTACTATGATTGGTTTATTTGGCACTTCGGTAGCTAACATTGGTTTATTTGTTGGTGCGATAACGTCTGCTCCTGTTTTAATTGGTGTTGCTATTGCTGCTATTGTTGCTGCAATTACAGGGATATTGCTAACTAGTAGTAGTGTTCGTGATTCTATAAAAGAGCATTTTAACAATATAGTAGATGCAATAAAGGATGCTGCTAATTGGATTAAACAGCATATAGATGATATAAAAAATGCATTTGAGGGTTTTATTGGAATTTTAAAAGGTGGAAATTTAGAGTCTATTAACCAGTTTAAAGAAGCAATGACAAATATGTTCCCAAATCATACTGAAACTATAAATTCTATAATTAATGGATTAACTTCATTTAGAGATATTGTAATAACTGTAAGAGATGGGATTATTGAATTTGCAAGTAAAGTTATTGAAGTTGTAACTCCAATTAAGGATATGTTTGCTAATACTTTTTCTAACTTGGATTGGTCACCAGTATTAGATGCATTTGAAAGCCTTAAAAATGCTGCATCTGCTGCAATGCCAATAATTGAAGGAATCGCAACTGTTTTAGGTGTAACGTTGGCGGCTGCTATTTCTGTTGTGGTCGGGGTTTTCAATGGATTAATTGCTGCATTGCCTAATATAGTTGCATTTTTTACAAATATAATTACTGCTGTTACTTCTTTATGCGATGTTGTTTATGGCTTATTTACTGGCAATTTCGATATGATAAAAACTGGTGCTAGTGAATTTGTAGAAAGTGTTATAGGTATATATCAAAATTTTGTAGATTCTATATCAAATTTTATAAAAGGTTTGGTTGAGGGTATAATTACATTTTTCCAAAGTTTGTATGATACACTCGTTGGAAATTCAATAATACCTGACATGTTAAATAAGATTATAGAATTATTTACTAACATGAAAGATCAAGTAACTACTTTTATAACTGATTTAGTTAATAAAGTTATAGAATTGTTTACTAGTATGAAAGATAAAGTTATTGAATTTGTCACTAATTTAGTTGATAAGTCTGTAGAATTATTTACTAATTTAAAGGATAAAGTAACTGAATTTGTAACTAATCTAGTTGATAAAGTTATAGAATTATTTACTAACATGAAAGACAAAGTAACTGAATTTGTAACTAATTTAAAAGATAAAGTTATAGAATTATTTACTAGTATGAAAGATAAGGCAATTGAATTTGTAACTAATTTAGTTGATAATGTAAAAACTTTATTTACTACATTAAGCACAGATGCATCTAATACTATATCAAGTTTTGTGACAACTATTAAAAATTACTTTAATGACTTATTAACTAATGGAAAAAATTTAATACAGCAATTAGTAGATGGTATAAAAAGTATTTTAAATACACTTGGAACGATAGCAACTGATGCATTTAATGCAATGGTAAACGCTATAAATAACGCCGTTAGTTCTGCAAAAACAGCTGCAACTAATGTTGCAAGTGGAATAAAGGAAGCAATAAATTCCATAGCAAGTGATCTTGTTACATCTGGTGCTAATTTGATACAAAGTTTGATCGATGGAATTACTTCTAAAGCTCAGGATGTAGCAGATGCAGCAACAAATATCGCTGGAAAGGTAGCGGATGCGATTGGGTGGGAATCCCCAACCAAAGAAGGGCCTGGTTCTGAATCCGATAAATGGCCAGTAAATTTAATTGATATGATGTCTGAAGGATTAGAGGGCAATATTGACAAGGTGAAAATATCTGCTACTAAAGTTGCAAGTGCTATAAAAGATAGTCTTGGAGAGATAAATGTTAACTCTAAGATATCGGATATTGGAGTTAAAAATAGTGACTTAAATCCAGTCCAGACTCATAATGAAAATACAAGAATAGATTTATTGAATGTTGAAATTAAATTAAGTGATTTACAAGAGATCCAAAATATAAAGGACTTTATTAACATGATAAAAGTTGAGGCAGTCACAAGAGGAGGTGCAGTATGACAGATTTTGTTGGTTATCCTGGTTCTAACTCTGACAGTGGATTTATTTACACAATAAATGGTGGCAGCACTTGGCAGTTTTCAAACCAGCCTACAAGTGGAATCAATAAATGGATTAGTATGGGCGAATATACTAACGTTGAATATAGAATGTTTATAAGATTTCCAAATGTTACAGTTCCAAAAGGAGCTATTATAAACTCTGTTCAAATAAGGTTATATATTACTAACTATTGGCATGGTAATTTTGTGGATTCAAAATTTAATTTTGAAAAGTCGTCAAACCCAAATGCCATTAGTAGTGTATATGACTATAATGCTAGGTCTAAAACTACTAATTATAAAGATATAGAATTTTATGAACCGTATTTCCCGTCTGGATATGTGACAATACAAGACCTTGGCGGAGATACAGATTTGAAAGATATAATTACTGAGGTGATTGGTCAATCTGGCTGGGAATCTGGAAATGCGATGCAACTTATCGTAAGGCCATATTATACTTCTTATGCTGCTATAAACTTTTGGGCGACTTCTACTAGTTATATGAGATTAACAATTTCATATACTTATACCGTTCCAGACCCTCCAACAAGTCTATCGGTAAGTAGGATAAGTGATAATAGCCATTATTTAACATGGACTAATAATAGTGCATCTGGAAAGCCATATACTTCTATTGTTGTTCAACGTAGCTCGGATGATTTTTTGACATATACAAATGTGGTATTAAGTTCATCGTCTACAAATTATACTGACAATTCAACACAGGATAATAATGTTTATAAATGGCGTGTAAAAGCTAGGAATTATGTAGGTGATTCAACATACGCAACTTCAAGTGAAGTGAAAACTACTCCAGCAAGTCCGTCAAATCTTGTTGGATATAGGACTTCAGGAAATACAATTAATCTTGAATTTGATAATAATTCGCCATATGCAAATAGTATTATCGTTGAAAAGGCATTAGGGCCATCTTATTCTAGTTGGTCGGCAATTGCTTTATCTCCACTGGCTGGTAATGCTGTTAGTACTCAAAATGACGAAGCTTCACAATGTAAATTTAGGGCTAGATCGGCAGTTACTTATAGCTCTTTAACTAGCTCTAATACTGAAAGTAATATTATAAATGCACCTAGTACGCCAAATGTTCCAACGAATTTAAATCCAGACAATAATCAAATAATAGATTATGATGAAGATAATATATTTTCATGGCAGCATAATCCAACCGATTCATCTATACAAAATAAATATAGTTTGCGATATCGTGAATATGGTGGTAGCTGGGTAAATTATAAAACTGAAGAAGTTTCTACCGTTCAATCTGTAAGTATTCCAGCTGGCACATTTACAGCAGGGATAACATACGAATTTGAAGTCGCTACATGGGGTGTATATGCAACTGGTTCTGATTGGTCTTCAATTGCTACCTTTATAGCTAAGACAAAGCCAGTTTGCAGCATAACAAGTCCTGCTGATACTTCTACTTATGGTTTGACGGTGCTTGAAGTATCGTGGACATTTTACGACGCTGACTCTGATACACAAGCACAAGCAGTTATAACTTTATTTGATGAAGATGACAATATATTATCAACTGGTAATGTATATGGTGCTGAATTAACATATACATTTGAAGATATATATGTATATACAGATACAAATTATAAGTTGACAATTCAAGTAAAAGATTCGCTTGGATTATGGTCTACTGTTGATACTTCTGAATTTTCAGTAGAATTTTATGTTCCACCAAAACCAGTTTTGGACTTGGAATATAATAATATAGATGGTGGATGCCATATATCTATAACAAATAATACTCCTTCTGGTGATGAGGTAGCGACATCATATAATAGGCTTTATAAGTCAATAGATGGTGTAACTTATGAATTGTTATACGATAATATACCTGAAAATACAAATGTAATTGATTATACGCCTATGCTTAAAGGTATAACCTATTATTATTGCATGGCTGTAAGTGAAACGCCTACATTTAACAAAGGCTATATTTATGAGCTTAACAATGATTTAACAGGTATATTTTTTATAAATTCAGGTTCTAATTATTCTCTTTATCAAAAAATAATTATGAATGTTAATTTTTCTGAATCTAGAGATAGAGAGAAAAGTTTAATTGAATTTGAAGGTCGTGAGTATTCAATTAAGTTTCAAGGTGTTTCAAAAAATAGGGAAATTAATTTTAGCTTTGATATGTTGAATGAAGATTATGATAATTTAGTTGAAATAATTGAGAGTTTGGATGATATGTTTTTTAGAGATTGGAGAGGCCGCCATTTTAAGTGCAGTATATCTAATACAGTGTTTAAAAATAGCGGGAATTCAATGTTAAGTGTGAGCTGTATTGTAAGTAAAATTAGTTAATCGAAAGGATGATTTAAAATGGCTGTAAGTGCTAAATTATACGGAAATTCTATTCTTAAGATGTTAAATAAAGAAGTTGATTTTGATAGTGATACTATAAAGGTAATGTTGTGTACAGATTCGTACACTCCAGATCAAGACACTCACGAATACAAAGACGATATAACAAATGAGGTTTCTGGAACTGGCTACACCGCTGGTGGTGCTACATTGGGTAATAAAAGTGTAAGTTATACGGCTGGAACTAATGTAGCAAAATTTGATGCCGATGATGTGAGTTGGTCGTCGTCTACAATTACGGCTAGATATGCTGTAATTTATGATTCAACTGGAACTGATAGCACAAGTCCTCTTATTGGGTATGTTGATTTTGGCCAGGATATTTCAACATCTAATGGTACATTCCAAATTATATGGGATGCAGCTGGAATTTTTACATTTACTGTAGCTTAAAAGGAGTTTGATAAACTATGGCGGCAATAATATATAGAGTTTTGGCATCTGCTGACGATGGATATGTATATCCGCCAAGTGGAATTGATGCTAGTACATATTACCCATTCTTTGGGTATTATTATATTTCAGATTATAAGATAGATTTATACACAAGATTTTCTAATATAAACATACCAAAAGGTGCGAAAATAACACAGGCCTATATTAAAGTTGGTGCTTATGGATATGCTTTAGGTACAATAAATTCAAGGATTTATGGTTGTGCTGAGGATAACTCAAGTGCTGTTACAAGTTATAGTAATTATTATGCTAAGTCTCTTACTTCTGCATATACGGATTGGGCCGTAACTTTAACATCGACTTCTTCATGGATTGATTACACGAGTGGAAGTATAGTTGATGTAATTCAAGAAATTGTTGACCGTTCTGGCTGGACATCTGGAAATCATATTCAATTACTTATTAAAGTTCAAAGCACAACTAACGATGCTCAATGCCAAGTTGAATGCTATGAAGTTTCTAGCAGTTATACGGATGCAATGTATCTGTATATTGAATGGAGCGTTCCTACTTCGGAGGCTACGGCGGAAATGATAGCACCTAGCATTGTAACTAGTATTAGCCAAGATGTAAATTCTGTAAATGTAGATACAGCTGCAAGCATGCATTCTCCATCACTTGTATTTGGAAGTAATATAAGCTCTGTAAATATTAATACAAGTATAAGTATGCAAGTTCCAGCTGTAAATTATGGGTATAGCATAGATTCTGCAAATATTAACATTGATGCAACTATGCATAATCCTACAATTTATTCAGGAATTCTAATAAATGCAGTAAATATTAATACAAATACAATTATGCAAATTCCTTCTATAAATTATGGGTATAGCATAGATTCTGTAAATTTTAATACTAATGCAACTATGCATAATCCTACAATTTCAATCGGAATAGACAGGGAATCTGTAAATATTAATACAAATACAGATATGCAAATTCCAGATATAAATTACGGATATAGTATAGATTCTGTAAATATTAATGTTTCAGCTGAAATGAAAATTGCTGCAATTAATTATGATTATATATTTGATGTAATATATATGAGTTCTACAGCTGAAATGAATATACCTGAAGTTTCTTATGGCTGGTCAATAAATGCTGTAAATATTAATGTAGTTTGTAGTATGGGAAACCATAGTTTTGGCAATGGTGCATCAATTACAAGTGTAGTTATGACTAGCCAATGTGATGCTAAAGTTCCTGATGTACAAGGTGCGATTGGGTATACTGTAGTATTAATGGCTGCTTCTTGTAATATGATTGGCCCGACATTGACATATGATTATTCAAATTATGCAACTTTAATTACAATAACTTGTGATATGAAAAATCCATCTATTTCGGCATCTGACTTACAATTAATTTCAGTTCCAGAAATGACCGTATATGGTGGTATGTGTTTAAGTAATTCAATTGAGATTGAATTAGCTTGGGTTAGATGCAGGATGATAATTCCTCATGATGTTGCCGCAAGGTATTTATCAGATGGTATAGTTTCTGAAATACCGAGTTATTTTTATTCGTCAAGATATGAAGAATATAAATTTGAACTTCTTACATTAGATAATAATAAATACAGAAGTTCTGGGTTTATTACCGAATTTGTTAAAAATGCAACTATATCAATTGATTTTACAAGGGATGTTATAGGGACTGCTAGTTTTACTGTAGATGATAATGTTAGCGATCAAATAAATTATATGACAGATTTAATAAGGCCATATTACATAATAAACAATACTTATGAATATGCATTAGGTACTTATTTGCTAACTACGCCAGCCAAAATAAGCAATGGGAAATTTGTATCAAGGAATATTTCGTCTTATGATTTATTGTTGGCTCTAGATCAAGACAAAACAATTGAATCATACTCCATATCTGCTGGAACTGTAATAACTGACGAAATAAAAAGTCTTCTTGATTCTGTTGGTAGCTGGGTTAACTATAATATTGTAAATAATTCACAAACATTACCTGACGATATTGCATATGAGTTAGGTAGAAGTAAATTATTTATAATAAATAGCTTGTTAAACATGATAAATTATTATCCTTTATGTTGTAACGGTTTCGGCGTGTATATGGGTATCCCATGGGCCGAGGATAAAAATGTAATATGGACATTTGTTGATGATAATAACTCTATTTATGCATCTGGAATTAATCAAGATATTGATTACTCAACTATGTATAATCGAGTTGTAATAATAAATAATCAACTAAATGAAGATACATCTCCACTTTACAAAGTATGGACGCTTGAAGATGAAGGATTGTCAAGCCATCCATTTAGTTATACAAGCATAGGAAGATATGTTACTAAAAAGTTTGACAGTGAAGCTGTAAGTCAAGATTATATTGATCTTAGGGCAAGACGGGAAATAAGAAAACTTACTGAGGTAGAGGAATCGATATCTTACAATCATATGTTTGCGATAAATAGAAACTTAGACGGATTGCCAAGGCAAGGAGATTCTTATGAATTCAAAAATACATTATTAAATGTAAATGAAATATATCTAATACAAAGTCAGGATTATAATTTAAAAATTGGCAATATGGTAAAGTCAACTATAAAACGTGTTAGAAGTATTTGAATTTGAGGTGATTAAATGGATTTTCACAGGTTTATAATAAATAAAAATGAAAGTAAGAGTCTTATAACTGCAATTGTTAGCAGTGTATCGCCTTTAAAAATAAAACTATATTCGGATGACTCAGAGTTTGGATGTAAAGCAACATCTAATTTGATTGGATTAAAAGTTGGTAGTAATGTAATATGCCAAAAAATAGGTTCTCAATTTGTGATTACTGGAGTTATAGCTCAAAGCGATTTGGATAAATCTGCTGACATAGTAGACGATATAGATGGTATTAAAATTGATATTCAAAACTTAGAAAGTGATGTATCTACAAATAGTGATGCTCTTACTGTCCTTGGCTGGTATAGGCCGAGATATGTTAAAAAATCAAATGATACTTCGAGAAATAATACTTCTTCATCTACAGCAGACCCGCATTTAACGTTTGCTTCATTTCCTGCTACTGGTACGTATGAAATAGAGGCTGTTTTATATGTTACTTATAGTTCTAGCCCAACAAGTGGATTTTTTGCGTGCAAATGGTATCTAAACGGAGGAATAGCTCAACTTACTAAAGTAAATTCAATTGGTGTAGATCAAAGCGGAGAACATTATGTTCAATTTGGTGCATATAATTTAACTACAGCTATAACATATGGCGGTATGGCATCTTATATTTATTCAATACGCCAAAAATTTTTAGTTACAATTACTGCATCCTCAACATTAACTTTATATTGGGGGCAAAATTCAGCTGAATCACTTGATACAACATTGAGTAGTAATAGTTATATGAAAATAACAAAGTTATTTAGCTAGATATGTTAGTTTGACATATACATTCATTTAAAATATAATCAAATATGAATTATTTATGAACAAAAATTAAATTTAAAGGAGAGTTTATATGTCAAAAAAAATATATTTAATTATGACAGTTACATTTGTAGTTATTATTTTATTCTCAATCGGTATTTTTGCTGAACCTACTGATACGCCTAGTTCATCACCTAGTGAATCGGCAACTTCTAGTTCAAGTGCTACACCTTCAACTAGTTCAAGTGCAACACCTAGTGATAGTGCAAGTGCTTCATCTAGTGCAAGTGTTTCACCTTCAACTAGTGCGAGTGCTACAACTAGTGCGAGTGTTTCACCTTCAACTAGTGCGAGTGCTACAACTTCACCTAGTGTGACACCTAGTAATAGTGCAAGTTCAACGCCTAGTGATAGTGCTACAACTTCGCCTAGTGCTTCACCTTCAACAAGTACAAGTGCTTCGCCTAGTGACAGTGCTACTCCTTCGACTAGTGCAAGCGAAACACCTAGTGACAGTGCAACACCTAGTGATTCAGCTACACCTAGTGATAGCACATCACCTAGTGATAGTGGGTCGCCTAGTGCTTCATATAGTGCATCGCCTTCGCCATACGTAGTAAACAATAACACTAACATAGTAAATAACACTACTAATAATAATTATTATGTTAATATTACTAATACAAATAGTTTTAATACTATTAAAGATTGTAAAGTAAATATTGGTAACTATACATTACATAAAAATTTAAAAAACGAAATAGTTACTAGCCTTAATACATACATTAGCTATAAAGATGATATAGGGCTTATAAAGACTAAAAGCTTCTCTCTAAAAGAAGGTCATAATAGAATTGAGCTTTATAAAAATAAATTTGTAGAACTTGATGTTACACGAAAATTTTCATATAAAAAAGTTCGTGTAAATGAAGTTGTAAAAACTAAAGAAATTAATGTAAAGATATTTAAAAATATTCGATACATTCGAAATGATATAGGGATATTTGTTAAAGAAACATCTGCACATTATAAAATCATAGGTGGGTCTAAATACATTCGAAATTATAAAGGTGTATTTGTTAGGGAAATTCCTGAGACTGTTGTAACTGTTACGCATATCGATGAATCGCCGAGATTAGTAGAGAATGAAGAGACTAAAGTAATTAAATATTCTCCAAAGGTTTATGAAGCATCCGTCAAGAAGTTGACGAATGAATATCAAATAAATGATAATGGAGAAGTATTACCACAAACAGGTGAAAGTTCGGCAAAAAATATAATTTTCATTGTTATTGGTAGCTCTCTGGTTGTATTTGGAGTGACTGGACTAATTATAAGAAAAAGAAAGATGCATAACTTTTTCTAAACTTATTTTTAAAATCTAATTAACCTTGAATTAAAAAAGAGAGATTTAATAATCTCTCTTTTTTATTTTTGAAACTTTTAATTTGATCCACAACTTAAGTTTGTAATACAATCTTTTGTACCACTTGTTTTCCCATTTAAGATCAGACAATCTCAATCTATTTATTTTGTTGTATGAGTATATATTGATTAATGTATCAACATGATATTCATATTTATTTATAGCCAAATTCAAATCATTTAGATTGTCTATTTTGATGATTCCAGCTGTATATAGCTTTATGAAATCATCAATACTTATTCCCATTACAGCTTTAAACTTTGAACACATTTTTTCGAGTTCAATGTTTAGAGCTAAGTAACTAATTTGCTGAGTATCAAGTACTCTATTAAACATATGCTCCGACCTCCTTGCAATAAAGAATATAATGTATTAAGTCTCTTTCATAGCTTAATGCATTTTTTAACATTTCTTCATCACCAATAAATTTTATAAACTCAAGAAATTCATCTTCTTGAGCTTTGATTCTTTTTGTTTCGTCTTCTCTAAATTTATCTAGAAAAGACTTATTGTTTTTGTTAGGTTTCTTCTTCTGGCTGGGGTTTATTCCATAATTATTCCCCAACCAGGAAATAGAATCCTTGAACCCAAGGCCCGTTAATTCAGATGCAAAGTCTATAACACTCCCACCTTTGCAGCATGAATTAAAGCTATTATATAGCCTTGGATTCGCTTGAAAGTGCCATTTTTTGTCACAAAAAGGACATTTTTCAAACAATATATTGTCTTTTTTAGCTTTTCTAGTTTTAGAGTTTTTGACGTGAAATGGAATTACGTCAAGAATTGAAATTTGTTTTATGTCGTCTATGTCGTAATACATAGTTAGTTAACTCCTTTCTTGTAAATGTTCTTTTAAATTTTTTATAACATATTCAACGTGTTTTATTTCTTCATCGATGTTTTCAAAGTTTGGTTGCCCTCTAATCCACTTTGAAAGAGCTTGTATCAATTCTGCAAGCTCTTCCATATTATGTACTAAATCTTCTGTGAATTTAATATTCATGTTGTTCCTCCTTTATTAAAATTTTCGTCCTTTTACTTTAATATAGTGCAATTATATTCACCTATATTAAAATTTTTAAATTTTTTTTCTAAAATCACACTAATTATTCCCATTTATATGAATATTCTATGATTTTTATAAATTTGTTAAAATCATACTCACTCGTGATATACAAATTACTTGATTTCAATTGTTCTACACTAGTGAATATTGTGTAGTCATATTCACTAGTTAAATCTTCAGAGTCTTCAAACTCTTCTTCCGAGAGAACCTCTATGATGGGACAAATTGCTTCATAGTGTTGCCTATGTATGCAATAAACCCTATTAGATTTATTATAATTTATTATTGTCAAACTTCGATCTCGTAGATCAAATATGCATTCTGATGATCCAAACCTTTCTATGTATTTTGAGTTATCAAAACTAAACTTAAAATAATCATCTTCGCATCCAAGGATATTATGCTCTTTGAATCCCATTGCCATGAAGTACATTTTTTTTATAAGTATTTCAATAACATCTTGCAGCTTTGAGCATTTAAAATACTCATTAAGTGAACCTAAGTTTATATCATTTTCTAGTTTTTCAAGTTTTTCGCCTACATTTTCTCCTTGTAGGTCGATTTTTATAACAGCTTTACTCATAATAATTAATCTCCTTTAAATTTAAATTTATTTAATTTCAATGTTTTTGTCGATCAAGTCAATTACGCATTCTGTGCATTCTTCACTTAATTTAATGCTAAGTTTACCTATATGGCCTATATTGCTTATAAAGCGAATTTTGTCTGTTATTATTTCTGCTAGGTCTCTTATGTCATAAAGTTCTATTTCTATTAAGTCTTTAATATCTCTAAATTCTTCTGCATCAATTTCTTGTAAATTTATTTTTTTACTCATAATCTCAATCTCCTTTAAATTATTTTTTTATTTATAAATTTTTGTAAATTGTTGATAAATAGTGTATAAAAAAATCTTTTTCATCCATGGCCCAATCAATTTCATCATATAATATTGAGCTTCCATTTATCCTTTTCCCAGCTTGGAAATTTATATTATCCATATAGCTATAAATTTCTTTAGCTATATCAATTATCGCCTCAATTATGTCGTGCATAAATTCAATTGAGGTTTCGTCATTGTTTACATTTGTGCCATAAGATGTATAAACATAATCTCCTCTTATTTTTACTTTTCTTGTTAATTCTCTGTATTTTATTTCAAGTGTTCCATCATTTGGAGTAAAAATTCCATTTGATGTTATTTCATTTACTTTTTTGTGGATATACTTTATGTAATATCCAAAATCTATTTCTTTTCCACTAGAATTTTTGTGTGGAAGTTTTTTAAAAACCTCCATATTATACCCGTTTTTTGGGTTTATAGTTCTAATTGCTACATCAATAAGAATTACATCATGGACACTGTGTTTTCTGTTTAATGCTAAATTAATATTCATTATTTTATTTCCTTTCATTTAATTTAATTCTTAGAATATGTGGATAAAGTTGCAAGTTATCCACAACTTTATACACATATCCACAATTTTTATAAACTTATAAACCTACTATTTTCTTAAATTCACTGTAAATATTTATTGATTCAAACTCAGACTCGGTGATAAGGTTTTTTAATTTTAGTTTTTTTAATTCGATAAAGCTTATGTTTGCTTTTACTCTTATCTTGCCGCTTGGACATATTCTCCAAACGGAATATCCTTCCGTATGTTTTTTTGACTCGAGTTTTCCTAGCCTATTCCCGTTTACTATTACATTTACCATTCTTAACATCTTTATTCCCCCTTCGTTTTTTAAGTTTCTTTAATATGTATTAATTATATATCACATAATATATGTTGTCAATATATATTATGTGATATATTTATTACTATTTATCTGATTATTTTAGCAAATGTTATTCCTTCGTTTAAATATTTTTTCAAATATTCAATATCTCCATCATCAAGCGATATGCTTTCACCGATGTTATTTACCCTACATATAATCAATGTTCCGCAAATAATTTGATTGGAATAATACACAATAGGCCTACCATCTATTAGGCCCGAATCGTCACAAATAATCATATAGTTATTTGAGACTGGACACGCTAACAACGGCATGTCTACGTATTTGCATCCTATTTCTTCATAATACGAATTTATGCTATTTTTAATTTCTTTTACTTCTATTTCTAAATTGTTCTCATCGATTTTTATGACTTTAATTTTGTCCAATTTTAACATCCTTTCTATTGTTTAAAAGCCAGGGTTTTTATTCCCTGGCCTTTTTCTTACTTGTCTTCTTCTTCTAGCTTGTGTGTTTTTGTATATGTGCAGTCTCTGTTACTGCATATATAAGTTATTTTGCCTTTGTAGATGTGGCTTGACATTGGCCACTTTTCGTTTAGTTTTTCTCTGCACCTTGGGCATTCTTTGTAATAATTACTTATCATCGTGTCTTATCTCCTTTCCTTTAGTATAATATAATTATATAACATAATATATGTGCTGTCAACATATATATTATGTTATATATATATCTTTTATATTACTTCTATATCATCTGTATTTTCGGATTTTTCAGCTATGTTATTAAATCTTTCTAGTAATAAAGTTTTCCTTTTTGAAGAAATTTTATTACCTACAATTTTTTCTATTGTATCTTTTGACGATGACAATAGAATAAACAATTGCTTAGCTCTGGTTATAGCTGTATAAAGCAATCTGCTATCAGTTATCATATTAAATTCTGAAACGTCGCAAAGTACCGTTTCGAATTCAGAACCTTGCAATTTATGAATTGTACATGCATATGATAAAGTAAAATTATTTAAATCATCATATGACAAGTCATATATTATTGACTTGTTTAATCCCTTAAAATATACTTCGAACTCAAAGTTTTTGAATTTATTTCTAAAGTTATTAAGTTTCTCAATCTCGTCATTTTCTTCAAACCTAATAACTTCTTGAGTTTCTATATTTTTTGCTATAACTGCTGATAATCTTCCGAACTCACCGTTATAGACATCATTGATATAATCATTTTTTATATTCATGATTTTGTCATTTAAACAAAAGCCGCTTGGCTTATTATTTATATAAATCTGAGTGTTTTTTTGCTCTTGTTGAATTATTTTATTTATTTCTTTGCATCTTTTGTTCGAAGATGTACAAATTTGAAACTCATTAAATAATTTGTCCAAATCTGTTATTAATTCAGCCTTTTTTATCCAACATCTCAAAATATAGCTATCTAAATTTTGAGTTATCATTGTAAAAAAGTCTTTTTCTTTTATCAGTTCAAACATATTGTTTTCCCTGACTTTATTCGCTGACAATAATATATTGCTGTCTTTTTCTTGTCTAAAAGTGTTTGTAAGCTTTATATTGTTTATTTTATTTGACTCTATTATGTCGTGCATTACATTGCCAGCTCCAACACTTGGCAGTTGTCCAGGGTCGCCGACTAATATTAGCCTATTAAAGCTAGTTATACTATTTTTCATAGTATTTAATATATCGTAAAATAACACAGTGTCTACCATTGAAAACTCATCAATAATCATTGTGTTATATTTTTTCTCTGTCCATTTTTCAGTGTTATTAGATTCCTCTGAAAAAATGAATTTATGGCATGTCATGCTTTCGTGGCTGGTTGATTCAGCCATTCGGCGACTTGCTTTCCCTGTTGGTGCAGTGCAAACAACTCCATAGTTAAGCTTTTCTAAGCAGTAAATAATTGCTTTTATTATAGTTGTTTTGCCTGTTCCAGCTCCTCCACAGATAATATTTACATTATATGCCATTGAATCTGTAATGGCTTGTTTCTGGCTTTTATGAAGTATTATATTATTTTCTACTTCATATTGTTTTATTATCGAATTTACATTCGATAACTCATAATTCGATATAAAGTTTTTATTTTTTAAGTCTTGAAGTAAATTTGGTATTTCGCATTCCGACTTATATAAAATCTTAGTTTGGATTCGTCCGTTATCATTAATTATTTTTGAATCATCACAATTTATTAATTTATTTATATCGTTATATCTTATGTTATAGCTATCCAATTTTTCCTTAAAAGTGTCTATAACAGTGTATGTATCTCCAAACCCTGTTATAATTTTTACTATTTCTTCTGATAAAAATAGTATTCTCGACCTAAGGTTTGTATTGCATTTGAGGTTATTTAATGCAAAATTATCTGCTTTTTTAAAACTCATTTCCATATCATCAATCAATATGTAATATGGGTCTTTCTTAAAATCGTCAATTGATATTTTATCCTCAATCAACTTTTCATTTAATTGTCTTATTTTTTTTGCTGACATAATACCGCCAGCCAGTGAAATAAGAGCTTTTAAATTTTCGTTTTCTTTCAGAAATTCTAATCCTTTTGAAATAATGTCAAAAGTCTTTTTTCCTATTCCTTTAATTTTTGGCATATTTTTTCCGCACAGTACGTCTAAATTACCGCCATTAATGCCATCTATTATTTTATTGGCAGTAATTTCTTTTATGCCTTTAATAGAGCATAATATATTTAATTTTGACTCATATGAATTAGAGTCAAACTCTTCGTAATCGCATTTAAAAGATATATTTCCTCTATATTTTCTGAATTCACCTACAAGCGTAACAATTCCAGGCCTTAATTCAAAGCCATTAGTTGTGACGCTTATTATGTTATTGTTATGTTCACATCTATATACAAAAAAATCATTTTCATTATTAGAAAAGATTTCTTCTAAAATTTTTGCTTTAATTTTCATAATACATGTCATCTCCGATCTGTTTTTATACTAATATTATACAAAATATTATGTATGCAGTCAATGTATATAATATTAATTTAACATATCATTTGTAAAATAATTCTTGATTTAAATTTAGATGAGATATAAAATAATATAAAAATGGAAAAAAAAATAAAAAGCCTTTCATAGGCTTTTTATAAAAAATATGTAAATTAAAAAATGTAAATAATATAAATAATATAAATAAAAAAAATAATAAAATAGTAAAAGTATTACTAACAATAAAATTATAAAATTACGGTCATATACAAATTATTAAGTAGGCTTGGGAATAAACAACAACAACAACAATGTAATTAAATAAACAACTAGCTAAGCAACTAACTAAGCAATTAACTAACTAGTAACTAGTTAAATGACTTAAGTTAAATGACTTAAATAAAATGACTTAAGTTAAATGACTTAAGTTAAATGACTTAAATTACTTAAATAAAATGGCTTAAATAATAACCCACTTAATAATTAAGATAATTTTATGATAACTAGTGATTAAAGTCAACTTGATACTATTATGTGTAATGTTAGCATACGAATGTATCAATATGACTCCACTGGAAGTAAGGAAATATTGGGAAATAATTTTTTGAAAAGACAATTTTTATTGACATAAATTTATGGGGGTATTTTTATGACGGATTTATTCACAGATTTTGAGATTTCTAAAGATTTAAATTCTGTATTTATAAAAAATACAGTAAATATAATGGCGATTGGCTCAGGCAAAACTTACAGCTGTGGAAAGATTGCTTGCGAAAAAATACTCAGTAGCAATAAAGACATTTTATTAATAACTACTATGTCAAACGCTCTAGTAGATGGAATTGTAAAAGAAATTTGTAAATGCTTGTTAAAGCATAACTTTAATATAGATTTGGTTAATGAGATTTTAAAATTTAAAAATAATAACTCCAACTTACTCAAAAAAATTGGAGTTATTATATTAAATACTCATAATCCTTTATCTCTTAAGGATTTAGAAAGGTCGAAAATTATTATAACAAATCATGCCTATTTTTTTCCCCATGGACACGATAGTAATTATAACAATAATTGTTATAAAATACAATCTCATTTAGAAGAAAGTGGTAAAAAACTTGTATGCATTTTTGACGAGTTTGACCAGTTCCACAAAATGGGACTTGTTGTTATCCCATTAAATTATTTTGTTGGGAATAATTTTATCGATAAAAATAGGAATCAAACGTATATTACAGATCACTCTTTTAGATACTGTCATAAACTATTTATGGAAAAGTCTCACATGGCTTCGGATGACAGCGACTTTGATGACGATTATTATTATAGATTGCCTGAAATCTGCTATCGGAAGAAACTTGAAAATAATTCTGAGGGAATAAAGTATTTTAAAAATTCTATAAGTGGGCAATATGATTTCAAAACATTAGTTCTAAATAACCTCAATGAAATATCAGATACTCAGATTGTGTATTGCAACAAGTTTGGCAAAAAGGTTGGGAATTATTATATTAGACGATTTGATGAAGTCATAAGATGTAATATAAATTCTGATATATTTCAGGATGAAGGCGTTACATCTAAGTTTTTGAAAATAAATAATTCTATAATTCTAGTTACACAAAAACTAGAAGTAGAGGATAGCAGTGGATGTAAATGGAAATTAGACGACAGAGAATCTGTTATTGAGTTTGCTAAAACAAATTTAACTAAAGATCAATGGATAAATTATTACAATACTCTGGCTGCTGAAGGTAAAAATTTATACATTACAAATATGATAATTAGAAAAAGACAGTTTAATTTTAACAGTAGCAATTATTACCTTACTGCTACTCCAGGAAAATTAAAAAGTCTTGGCTATTCTTTATATACAAAAAATCAATTCAAAACTCCATGTAAGATCAAGAAAATTGATATTTTTATTGTGCCTAATAAATCAAATGCGGCATCCGATATGCATATATTATTTAATCAGCTAAAAGGTTCTGATATTAAAACAATTGCGATTGCAAACAAAAAAGAAGTTGTTGAAAAGTTTATTTCTGAAAATAAAGTTAACACTGACTTTAATAATGTAAACGCTGTAATTTCAGATGTTATCTCCGATTTGGGACGAGAAGCAAGCAATATAAATATTTCAGATAAAAATATAACCTATGTATATCAAAAAGGTAATCAAACACAAGGCACTAACTACAGCAACCACGTTTTACTATTCCAAGATTGCCATATAAAAATTGACATTATCGAAAGATCAATCCCAGTAGGCAAGAATGATATAGAAGTTTCTAATTATCTTGACGAAGAGATCCATTCCATTAATCAATCTGCTCTTAGAATTTTGAGAGGAGATTTACAGTATAAATCAATTGTTCTATTCCTTGATACACAAAGTGAGGAAATTGAGTTAGCTAATTATCTGTCTGGCTATTTAAAGCAGTATGGTATCGAGGTTAATTTGATTTATGCAAAGGAAGCTAAGAACTTGGCTGACAGAAAAGTAATCTTTGATTCAGTCTTAAAGCATATTCATGACAGGCATTACAGTATTAACCTTGGCGATAATATTGATGTTTATACATACAGTAATGATAATTTGATTAAAAATGATAATAGGGTTAAGCATAATGAAAATGAGATAGTTAGATTATACAATGAAGCTGTTAAACATTATTTAGAAGAAAATCCCAATAAGTCAAAATTAAGTCATAGAGAAGCAAGTAAAATCCTAGGTATATCAAGGGATTCAATAGATAGAGCTTTGAAGAATAAACGGTAATAACTTGAATATTTGGTAATATTTTTGGCGCACATCTTGGAAAATAGGTTTATATATACGATTTTCCGAGATGTGCGCCAAAAATATTACCAGACATTCAAAATATTTCCATCAATGACTTGTTTAGTGGTAATAACTGTAAATGGCATAGTATAATGGAATATTATATGGTAATATATGGGACGCCTAATTTGGAATTTAGGTTTATATATACGATTTTCCAAAATAGGCGTCCCATATTATTCCATATGTATTATTATGTATTCCAATCTCATAATATATATTTTTTAATTGATTTTTATTAAGTTTTTATCATTTATTTATTGTTTATGTTTAGTGGAAATATATATAAATTACATATTATACAATGAATTGGACTCCTATTTTGGAATATTATAAATGAATATTATAAAATTTTTTACGATTTTCCAAGATATGAGCCAAAACATTTAAAACCCCAGCCAGTACAAGGAATTCAAATTATTAAGGTAAGTTCCTTGTACTGGCTGGGGTTTTTTTAGTTAAATTTGAATGCATAATATTTAATTGATATACTATATATTAAAATTCGATATAAGGAGATAGTATGTTTGAATTAGATACAATACAAAAATTTAAAAAATTAAATACTGTAAGTAGTCTTTGTGATGTTAATGACATCGATCAATCAGATTATTCGATTGAAATGAATCTTGAATCTGGTGATGTTAACATTGGTTTTAATTTGCATTTTCAAAAAGGCCCACGGAAAGATGAATCTTCAAGACATGGCCTTATGAATGAAGATTTACTCGAAATAGTAAGGCACAGACTAAAATCATTTCAAAAAGGTGATTTAAGTTGCCAAGAAAATGATTTGGCAATAACTCATATTGAAAATGCATTATTGTGGCTTAATAAGCGAAATGAGGATAGGATGGCTAGAGGTGTATTAGGAACATATAATAAATAATGGAGGCTATTAATGATGAAATATGAAGGTTATAAGAACTATATTGGTGCAAAGATTATAAAAGCTAAGTTAACAGATTTAAGAGCATATAAGCTCGAAAAATATGGAGATTCTGCACAAGTAAACCAGGATGACGAAACTATTTTTGGGTATATGGTTATATATCCACCGCTTGGAAAAAGTCAAACAAATCCATATTTAAGTTGGTCGCCAAAGGATGTATTTGAAAAGGCATATCGTGAAATTGAAAATTGTGAGATTAGTTTAACGTTGGATTAAATTATGATAAAATTAAATTGTAATACAATAATTAATAAATTTTAATATCGTATTATCAGTCTTTATAACCCTTTAATGTTAATGTCTTCACTGTATATTCTATGCGTATACGGTGATTTTTTTTTAATAATGTGATATTATTAGCATAAGTATTATTAATTGTGTGACTATGTAATACTGGATAATGCTAAAATAAAGTTTATTGTATTTTATTTTAACCTTTTAATGATTAATAACCTTTGTTTTTTTTAACTGTTAGATTGTGTTTTGATGGATTGTGCTTTACCGTTTGACTGTTTTATTGTAAGTGATAATTTGTAAGTATTTTGAGATTTTGTTGATTTTTCTTTTTGTATAATTTTTATGTAGTTAAAAAAGAGTTCATAATGGACTCTTTTTTATTTTCTTATGTAATTTTATTTAACATATTTTTTTATTTTTATTTGAATTATATGTTGACAACATATATATTATGTTGTATAATAATAATATAAACAACAACAATAAAATGTATGGAGGAGTTAAAATGGCAACTGCAAAACAAATAGAAAGACTTAAGGACATGTACGAGATTTTATACAATGAGATGGATTTTGGAACAATAGGTAAAAAGAAGTTTTACACAGTAGACGAAGCTAGTAAATTGATATCATTGAACAATGATATCTACTGGGGAATAATCGATGATGGACAATGTACCGTAAGACAATATGCTATGTTAACTAAAATAGCAGGTAGAAAACCAAATATACAAAGATGTTATATAAGTTTCACTCAAGCTGTTGAGTGGATAAATAAATATAATAAAGTATCAGCTAAAGTTAAAGCAGCTTAAAATTATGGCCGATTATAAGTCGGCCTTTGTAAGGTGGTGATAATAATGAACGTGAACTATTTTCGATATCTTCTCGGTGAGAAGAATATTGAAATAGCCTTTCTTGCCAAGAAATTTGGGGTAAGCAGAGGTCATATGAATTGGAAAATATTACATAAGAAATTTTATGTTCAAGAAGTTGAGGAGATTTTAAAACTTCTTAACATGAAATTTGAGGAGGTATTCATCGATGAAGACAAATTTAAAGACAATGTTGAGGATAACTAACATAAATGAAAATTTAATAATTAAACAAAGTTATAAATCCTTAATAAATAAGTTTATTAAGGATTATGACATTGATTACAAGGCCAGCGACTTAAATAAATTTTTAAATAAAATAAAGCTTATATTTGGCTCTAATGTGGTATTTACAAGGGCCAAATATAAAAAACAAATGTAAAGGAGAAAAAATGGTAAAAAAAATAGAAGGAGAGCAAGAAAGAGTTGAAAGAAAACTTGTTTTTGATAAGTTGAGAAAAATTTCAAACTTTTTTGTTAAAAACAAAAAAGGTGAAGTAATCTCAACTAACATTAAATATCTTGGAGAATTTCCCGATGAATACGGGAATGGATTCTCTAGACTAAATGATGGTGAACTTGCATCATTTTTTGAAATAGGATTAAAAGAAAAAATATATTGTAAAGGTGCAAACAGTCCTCTTGTGCTTTGGACTTCTGGAACGCCAGATTGGAATACCATTAAATATTTAGTAGAAGAAGTTGGACTAAATATTAATGAGGCATTGCAAGTATTCTTTTCTCTATGTGGAGATTGCGTTAATGAACTTATCGCATATGTTCACAGAGAGGAATTTATAAGAGGTGGTAATACCAAATGTGAATATTGCGTTCCAGTTAATGAAAATAGTGAAACAAGCATTGAAACAAGCATTGAAATGAAAGGAGATGATAACATTGAGTAAAGATCAAGCCATGAGTTTAGTTGAGGAAAAGAAAAAAATATACAAGGTTGTATATGAAGATGGCACTGAGGATATCATAAAAGACAAAATACATTTCCTATTTAAATACGATGGGGTAATTGATAAATTTAACAGTTTATTCCTATCGTATAACCTTGATAAAAATCAAGGCGTAAATCCAAATATTATTTTGTCTAATAATTTATATTTATTTTCCATTGCATTTAGTATGATGGGGAAAAATGATATTTCGTTTGACAAAGCAGTTAAATATTCAAGCGAGTATATACAATTTATTAAAAAAAATAGCAATAAAAATTAACATGCCAGTCTTTTTGGCTGGGGATAAAAAGGAGAATTAAAATGTCAAAAATAAAAGCAATTGAATTGGTTTATCTATTAGAGACTCTTTGCGAAAGCATGAAACAGACTGTATTGCCAGTTTATACAATTAATTCAATGGAATTAATTGATGATGAAAAGAATAATAAAGTTATTATTCTTCTTAATTACAACAATATACTTGTAAAAAAAGAAGAAGTATTGTCGCATTCTATTAAAAAATTAAGTTTAAAAGAATTGAACGAAATAATTAAAGCGTCAATACAAAGTCTTGAAAAAAATGAAGATGAAAGTATTGAAGATTTTGTTGATGAATCAATTAAAGTAATGAAAGCTCTTATAAAAGAAGAGGATAAGGAGGATGAAAAAAATGGAAAATAATATAATTAATCCATTATTGAATCCATTATCAATAGTGGAAATAAAAATAAATGAATACAAAGAGTTTAAAAAAGAAATAGATAATAGCTTATCATCTATTGATGAGCTTATAAATTATTACAAAATGAAAAAAAATATGATTGAGAATGATATAAAAAACTATGAGGACAAGCTTAACGAAGAAATAAGAAATCTTCTAAATATTGAAGATTTCAAAGAAACAAGAACTCAACTAAGTTATAAGCTTATTTCTGGTAAGTTTATAATAAAAAAGAAAGCTAAAAAAATAGTTGTAAACGATGATAAGGCATTGCTTGACTTTCTTGAGAAAGAAAAAAGTAATGAATATATTCGCACTAAAAAAGAAGTAAATTGGAGCGAATATAAAAAGAATCTTCATATAGATTCTTTTGACAATATCGTCGACCAATATGGAGAGATAATCTCTTCATGTAAGGTAGAAATTATTCCTGAAAAAGAAAGCTTAGTATTATAAAAAGCGAATATATAATATATTCGCTTAGAGATTAATTAATATTTGCAATATTAAATATAATAGAGAATATAATTATAACATAAAATTCAACGTTATTGTAATATTGTAATCTAAAAGAAATTAATATAACATATAATATGTGTTGACAAATCATATTATATGTTATATTATTGTATTATAATATAAATAATAAAAAATAATAAGGAGAAGATTATTATGGGAAATATTGAAAATGAAAAATTAAGTTTTAACAAAAGGATTGCATTAACAAAGTGTGAGGTTTTCAATCTTATCCAAGACGAAGATTTGGATAAAGCAGGTAATGGGCGATCTGGATATTACAGCATAAAAAGCATTATGAACCACTTGTCTAAAACTATGTTAAAGTATGACATAGATTTAGATGTTGTTATGTCAGGAAAAATCGTAACATGTATTTGGATTGATTGCATTAGTGAAGCTACAAGGGTAATACCAATAGAATTAAAGCCAATCGAAGAAATAGAACGATTGTCTGGAATGCAAAATATAATCCAGTCACAAGGTGCAGTTTTGACGTACTATAGACGGTACGCAATAACTAACCTTCTTAATCTAAATGCAACTGATTTAATCGAAAATCAGCAGCCAAATAAACCAAACCAGCCAAATAAACCACAGCAACCAAAGCAGCCACAAAAACAGCAACAACCAAAGCAGCCAAAACAACAACCACAGCCAATAATAACAAATACGGAACTTGCTGAAATGTTCAAGCTCATGAAAGATAAAAACGTTTCAATAGAAACTATGAAAAAGTCATTCAAAAAGCAATTTGGACACGAAGACTCAAGAAAATTGACAAGAAATCAATATTTAGAGATAATGAAATCTCTAAGTAAAATGAGTCCAAAGGTAGATACAAAGGCGGGATAACATTATAATCTTGGGGTGGGATGGTGGGAATGTTTAGCTCTCTTTGGCGTAGGATAGGCCTAATAAGAGAGCTAAGCTTATTTACTGTAAAGGTGTGAAAGATATTATTTTAAGTTTTGATAATTGGATCAAAAAAACTACTATTATTATTGATAGTAGGGAAAAAAAGATTGAACATATCTTAAAAATTTTTAATAATCTTGGAGTAAATTATATTATTGATTGCTTGCAAGCTGGTGATTATGCATTTTTATATAATGATAAGATTCAAAAATGCATAATAGAGCGAAAAAATTCGCTTGATGAATTGTCTATTAATTTAACTTCAAAGCGTGAGCAGTTCAATAACGAATTTGAAAAATTAGCTCATGATAATAATATAGTCCATCTTTTAATCGAAAATTACACTATAAGTAATATTATTGATGGATTATACAATTCTAATATGAGTAGGAATTCATTTATTGGAAGTATATTGTCTTTTATGTATAGATATAATATACATATTCATTTTGTTCCAAAAAAACGATCTGCTTATTACATTTGTAATCTTTTCTATTACTATTCTAAGTCAACCATGTGATATAATTTTTTCAAAAACAGGAGTGATACTATGTCTACTTTCTTATCTAATTCTACAAATTTAACTGAAATAATAAAGTCAGCCGAATCAAACGAATCAAATCTACCAGCAAAAATGGATGATTTATCTAGTTTTATCATTATCGGTCAGGGACAATTGGAAGCTGTAAAAGCTGGAATAAAAGCCATGAAAAAAATTGATTTTGCGAAAGAAGTTTTTGAACAGAAATTAGAGGAAGCACAAAATATGGCTGACTTGTTAATCGATGCTCAATGCAAACTTGGCGAGCTAACTAAAAAACTTTTGACTTACCAGGGTAAAAAGCATGAAGAAAGCAAAAAAAATATGATAAAAAAACTAGGTTTTAACTTAGCTGATATAAGTAGATTTGAAAGAATTTCTGAAAATAAAGATATTATTGAAAATGAAAAGAAAAAGTCACGTGAAAAGTCAGATGTATTAAGTTTATCTCAGATACTAAAAGCTATCCAAAAGGAAAACAGACTAAAAAATAATAATATTAAAATTGAAAATGATTCTAAATTTGATCTTCCGACTAGCATCAAATTATATTTAGGTGATGCTACTAATTTAGATTTTATAGATGATGAATCTATTGATCTTCTATGTACAGACCCACCTTATTTTGTAATTGATGAGAAGTGGGATAAGTTTGAATCACTCGATAAATATTTAGAATGGCTCGATTTCTGGCTGGGGGTTGTATCTAAAAAAATTAAATCCACTGGAAGAATGTATATAAGTTTTGCAAATTATTATAAGTACGATATATATAATTTGTTTAAAAAAAATAATTTTTATGGCTTTAATTTTGGTAATGAAATCATATGGAACTATAAAAATACAACTAAACCTTTTGATCGCAAAAAATATAGAATAAATTATGATCCAATTTTTTATTTTTACGGTAAGGATGCTAGTGAATTAAATTTTACTGAATACAATGAGTCTTTAAACTCTGTATGGGAAATATCAACTCCACAATCAAATTATGCAGAATCAAAGCTTCATCCATGTCAAAAGCCTTTAGAGTTGTATAGAAGAATCGTTAAGACTGGTAGTAATTCAGGTGATGTTGTATTAGATACTTTTGCTGGTTCTGGTACTACAGGAATTATATGTGAAAATTTAAATAGAAGTTGCATTATGATAGAGGACAATGAAGAATATCATAAAATAATCAGAGGACGTATAAATTCTTTTCAAACATAGACAAATATGCTGTATTAGCATATAATTTATATATGAAAATTTATATATAAATTTTAATAGAATTAATTGTCTCCTGATAAATTGTTTTACTCATGAATGATTTGAATGAATATATAAAAGGTGCTAGGGTGGGATAGGGAAAGCTTTTATTGAAGGTGAATATGTTGACTAAAAAGTCAGTGAGATATTCTATTCTATTAAACAAGGAATTAATTAATAGAATAGATAGATATAAAATTGAAAAAGGTTTTAAAACTCGAGCGGAGACGTTCGTTTTTTTGGTGCAAACAAGTTTGAATTCACTTGAAAGAAAGGAGTAATTTTTATGGCTGAAAAAAAGGATAGTTCTGAAAAGTTAACAAAAAAAAATAATAAGGATGATGAGAATAATGTTATTGAAACGAGAAAATTTCAAATTGGTATATTACCTTTTATAGAGCGGATATATCAAAATGATTCAGACAATAGAGTTTTCGATTTAGAGACAAATAACAGAATTTTTGAAGTTAGTATTAAGTATAATGACAGTAGAAGTAGATTCCATGCAATTTTTGTTTCAAATGGAAAAACTACTAGTTTGTCGTTTTTCGAAAATAAAAAAATAGCTTATAAGTCAATTCTAATTACAATATGTTCCATATACGGTGTTAGAATCAAAAATGTACCTGTTGACGTTTTAAAAGGGGTGTAATATGCCTAAAATTGAAATCCAACCCGAAGAAATAGTATTTTTAAATTGTTTTGTTCAAACTTTCAACAGGCCATATGCTGCTTATTTAGCTGGATATGTTCCAGAGATACCACGAGGAAAAGGAATTGATGAGCTGACTCAAGACGAGAAAACTCGTCTTGGAAGGTCTGCAAATAGGCTTTTAAATAGAAGAGTAATAAAAGAACGTTTAAATCTTATGATAAATGACTATTTTGAAAAAAGTAAAACATTTAGCCTTGAAAACATAATTCAACATTTGACTAATATAATTATAAAATGTCAAATGAACGAATACCGTAATACTAACGAAGTAAAGAATTCCATTGAAGCTTCAAAAATACTATTGCTTGGATTCCCAAGTTATGGTCGTGAAGGTAGCTCGGGTGAAAAAATTAACATGTTTAGAAATAGTGAAGATGTTATAAAGTTTGAAAAACTTACCAAACGAAGTGTTAAGTCGCTTAAAAGCGGTGATGAAAAATGAATAATACTACATTAATGAATTATTATAAAAAAATTACTGACATGGCATTAAAGAATTTAGCACTTGAAAAATCATTTCAATTCAAAGCTAAACTTAAAAGTAATGTCATGAGTATTCAAGCTGAAGATCATTTGCAAAATGTTTTTAAGCTTGCAAGTGGAACTCAGATAACTGATGAATGCCAAAAAATGATTGATGATTATAAACTTGCAATGCGTAAAATGGCTAGTATTGCAGTTAAGGACTA